ACGAGGACCGTCGGACAGCATATCGTGACATGAACTGGCGGATGTGGCGCAGGGCGATCGCACCGGCCTCCTGCGGGAACATCCGCATGCCGTCCTCGAAGAACTTGTAGCTCTTGTAGGGGCTGGTCGGTCCCACGATCTTGACGCTGACCATGTACTGCATCCTGCCGCCCGCAGGATTCTCTACGTACATCTGCTGGTTGATCTGCTGTCCCTCGATGTATTCATCCCGGGTCAGCTTGCGGATGTCCTTCATGCGGATCGGATAACCGCCACGCAAACGCGGGTCATCCTTGGGGTCCACGAAGAACACCAAAGTCCTGGCGCTCTTGGTCCCTACTTCGCCGCGTCCGTCGTGCTGGTAAATGGCCCAGTAGTGCGGGATGAACAGCCGCCCGCGGCTGCGCGACAGCCGCTCGTACCGGACCGCCCGGCGCAGCGTCACGGAGTCGATCTTCGGCCCGACGTGCCGCAAGGCCGCCCGGCCGATCTTGCCGATCAGGTCTCCGTAGACTTCCTCAGTCACGCAGGCCCTCGGCGAGGTCGCGGTTGCCTTCGGCCGCCGGGGTCCGCATGCGCGCCATGGTGTCGACCTTCTGCAGGTCGAACTTGTCGGTGATCTTGCGGAAGGTCAGGTCCTCCCACGTGAGCCCGAACTCGGCGCCGACGGTCTTGGCAAGGGTCTCGGTGAAGACCTTCTGCTGCTGGTCCACGTAGAGTGTCTGGAAGGCCAGCAGGGCGTTCGGAAGCTCGTTGACCGCACCCAGCTTGCCGGGGATCTGGATGCCTGCAAGCAGCGGCGGGACACGGTGCGCGGTCACAATCGCCATGGCCACCACGTCGTTCAACTCCTGGAAGCTGTTGCTCTGCTGGCCGTCGAGCGCCAGCTTCTCCACCTGAACGCGCATGTTGGGGTCGGTGATGTTCAGGGCGATCGACTTGTGGGCGTTGCCGCTGCCGATGTTGGCCTTCATGGCCTCGGTCACGCGGTTCCAGGCGTCCTTGTTCATCTGCTGCCCGATGAAGAACGCCATGAACTCCGGCACACCGCGGTTCTTGAAGAAGTCGAACTGCTGCTGGTTCACCATCTGGCCCAGCTCGATCATCGGCACCGCCGACAGCCAAGTCGGCAAGCCGTAATACCGCGAGCGGCTGGTCCCCTTGCGGAAGTGGATGATCTCGGAGACCTGCTCTGGGACGAGGTTCTGGCCGATCGGGCGGCTCAGGAAACCCTCGAGGTCGCCAAAGCGGGCGAAGTATTTCGTGGTGCCGTCTTCACTGCGGTAGACGTAGTGGCGATTCACCATGCTGTCCTCGACCTTCACCCAGATCTGCGGGGCGGGAAGGTGCCAGAGGCTCACGATCTGGCCGTTGTTGCGGACGACCTCCCAATAACCATTGCCGGTGTTCTCGTAATCCTCGGCGGTGTCATTGAGCAGATCCTGCAAGGTCGTGTCGCACAACGGCGAGAGCACCTCATAGGCGCGGCCGATCTCTTCCGGGTCACCGCTCGGCGGCGTCGCCATCGGATCGTCCTTCATCTTCGCCTTCTGCCGGTCGTACTCATTGCGGAAGCCGAGGCCGACGATCGCGTCGCGCTTGGTGTTGATGCAGGTCTCGTGATGCGGATTGTGGTGCATCAACTCGATGGCGGCCTGCATGTTGATTGGGTGATCTTTCTCACCTTCGCTCGAGCCTTGTCGCGTGTTGAGGGCAGGATCGAGCAACGCCTTGAGCACCGTCGTCGGCTTCAGATACAGCTGCGACTGATCTCGAACGAGCTTCACGATCTGGACGTCATCGGACATGTGATACACCTATCATGCCTTGATTTTTCGGCTCCGCTCGGCACTTGCAGAGTCTCTGCGATTGTAGCAGACTGCCAGCATGCCGCGTCGAATCAAGAAGGCAAAGATCGATTTCATCTCCTTGGTGCCGCTCGGCGCCAACCGGATGCCGGTCATCTACAAGGATGACGGTGCCGTCGAGATCGACACCATTTCCAGGATGGATGAAAAGGGCGAACTGCTCGCTGTCGTTTATGCACCCGAGGTGCGCGACACGCAGGGCGACATCGCCAGCGCCGAAGTCATCAAAGAGATGGCTTATGATTTCATCGCCAACGGCGCCAAGATCGACATCCGGCACGACGGCAAAGCCGTGGGCAAGTCCCGCGCCCGTGTTGCCGAGTCGTTCATCGTCACCAAGAGCGACAACCGCTTCCAGAACTGGAAGACGCGCGATGGGCGCGATGTGGACCTCACCGGCGCCTGGGCCACGGTCATCAAGATCGATGACGAGGAACTGCGCCGTCTTTACCGTGAGGGAACGTGGAACGGGGTTTCGATGGGCGGTACGGCCGTCGTCGAGGCCGAAAAGTCTGATGACCAACTCGACCGCTTCGCAGAACTGATGATGGCGAAGCTCGGGATTTCCAATACCAAGCAGGAGAAGAAGATGGACGAGAAGACCATTGCCGAGGTGGTCGCCAAGTCGGTCGGCGAGGCATTCAAGCCGCTCAACGAGGCGCTCACGAAGATTCTGGAGAAGGCGGCACCCGCCCCGGCTCCCGAGAAGAAGTCCGCCGTCGCGGCGCCCGTGTTCAAGGGCAGCTTCGACGACGAGAAGGCCCTGTCGAAGTTCCAGCGCGAGCTGGAGCTGTGGCAGTTGCAGAAGGACGCCGACCTGTCCAACGCCGAAGGTGTCAAGACCTTCCGCGATGCGGTCGCCGCGCTGAAGGCCTCGTGGGCCGAAGCCGACAAGAGCGTCGAGACCAAGAAGACCAACCAGGTTGAGGGCGATGTGGAGTCGGCCTCGGTGTTGGGTCTGAAGAAGGAAGACCAGCAGCTGCTCGAAGAGGGCCGCAAGCTGTTCGCCAAGAAGTGAGGTAACCACACATGGCACTCAACACCAACGAACTCTATTCGCAGACCACTCGCGGTCCCCTGCCCCGCATGCAGTACGCTGCTGGCCCGGGCGCAGTCAAGATCGTCACCTTCGCCGGTGGCACCGCCGAGACCCTTCCCCTTGGCACGCCGGTCTTCGTGGCCGCCGCCACGGGCTTTGTCGCCAAGCTCGTCCCCGGTTCGGCCACGGCCGAGCAGACCGAGGTCTGGGGCTTCATCTGCGGGACCGAGGTCAAGACCGCCGCAAGCGGTGAGGTGCTCGGCACCATCATGACCAAGGGCTCGATCCACTACGACGACGTTCTCGCGATCCAGACCGCCACGGTCATTGCGGGCAACGAAGCACAGCTCAAGACGGCTCTCCGGAAGCCGATCGTGCGCGAGCGCGGTCTGGTGATCGAGGGTCTCGACCTCCAGGGCAAGACCAGCTGATCATAGGAGAAACCACACATGCCTCTTCCTGTTCGTACTGACAACTATCTGGGCTGGGCGTTCCTTACGGGCGCCATCAATGAGGTGAAGCCGACCGCTTCCTTCATGACCGGCCTGTTCTTCCCCCAGCGCCGCACCGTGCCGACGGAAGTCATCGAGATGAGCTATCTCGACGGCGACCGTAAGCTCGCGCCGTTTGTCGCCGTCAACGGCGAAGCGGTCAGCGTCGCAGGCCGCACGCATCGGTTCGCGAACGTGATGGCTCCCAACATCCGCATCAAGCGGCCGATGGAAGCCTACCAGTTCCTGATCCGTCGCCAGCCCGGCACGCCCGTGTTCGTCGGTTCCGCCGACGTGCTCGCGAGCTACCGCCAGGCTCTCGCCGACGACGTCCAGATCATGGCGGATCTGATCCAGAACCGCCTCGAGTGGATGTGCTCGGAGATGGCGGTCAAGGCGAAGCTGACGTACTCGGTTTCCGAGGGCGACAACTTCGAGGTGACGATCCCGCGCGCAGCGGCGCTCGGCGGCAACACCGGCGTGGCTCTCACCACGACGAATCGCTGGGGCTACTCGTTCTCGGGCGCCTCGTTCACCGAGGGCACGACCTCGGATCCGGCCTACGACTTCGGTCAGGCCAAGTTCCAGCTGAGCAAGCACGGTGTGGTCCCCACCATCGCGGTGATGGGCCGTCGCGCCGCTCAGGCGTTCATGAGCCACTCGAAGGTTCGTGAGCTGATGGATTATGCCCGCCTCACCGCTGGCACCCTGACGCTCCAGAACCAGTTCATCGCTCAGGGCGCGATCCCCTACGGCACCTTCTGCGGCATCCAGGTCTGGGAATACTCCCGCACCTACATCAACGATGCTGGCAGCGAGGTTCCGTTCCTCGGCGACGACATGGTGATCTTCCTGTCCGCCGAGGCGCAGGCCAACAACGTCATCTACTACGGCGCGATCCCTGATCACGACGCGGTGGAAGGCGGCCTGCTCCAGACCGAGATCTTCTCGAAGAGCTGGATGGAGAAGGATCCCTCGATCCGCGTGCAGCTGGCCCACACGCGCCCGCTGCCCTGCCCGCGCCGTCCCAACACGGTTTACGTGCTGGACGCCACGGACGCCTGATGAATGCGGGGGCGGGGTAACACCCGCCCCCTTCCACAAGGAGCAGAGATGAGCGACTACTTCTACATTGGCAACGGCATTCTTCGGACCTCCGCAGGTGACATCACCGAGGGGCAGAAGATTCCGGCCGGGTGCCTTGGTTCTGACGAGATCGAACACCTCCTCGCCGAGAACCTGATTTCGGGCGACAAGCCCATGACCGCCGTGGCGCCTGCCCCGGAAGCTCCCGCCAAGCCGGAGTTCCCCACGGGCTGGAACTGGGACGTCAATCTCCTCGTCGGCAAGACGCTGGAGGAACTGAACACCCTGATCGCCGACCACGCCGAGCGCCTCAAGGAAGAGACGCCCGAGCCGTTCGACACGATCGAGGAAGCCGCAGCCTACCTGACCTCGGAGAGCTGAGATGCCGCTGGCAGAGCCCGCCAATCCCATCGACCTCTACCTCCTGATCGGCGACGATCATGTCGAGGGTCACGGCAACTCTGCTTTGCTGCCGAGCTACCTCACCGGCCCGGTGAACGGCGTCAAGGTCTGGAACCCCCACATCGGCACGCCTGCGTTCCAGGACCTGCAGGTCAACGTCAACAACATGTCCACAAGCGGCACGAACGTGAACCGCTTTGGGATCGAGTTCAGCTTCGGCGAAGAAGCTCGTCAGGCCACGCGACGCACCGTCTACCTGGTCAAGGGCGCGTTGGACGGCAGCTTCCTCGCCTCTCACACCGGGGCTTTGCCCGCCGCGGGCGGCTTCCCCTTCTTCGACGACGAGTGCAACGACTGGAACCCGGCCAGCACCGACAAGCTCTACAACAGCGTGATCGTGGGCTGGGCGCAGGATGCGGTCGATTCGCAGGTGCTCGCCAACGTGCGCCTGCGCGGGATCATCATCTCGGCGGGCAGCCACGACGCCGCGGAGCCCGACGGCGGCCTGCAAGCCAACGAGACCGGCGGCACGTGCCGTAGCCTCATCAACCGCATCCGCTACTGGGCGCAGGACATCCAGATCGCGGCGGCCGACACTCCCGTGCCAGCCGTCGTGATCCTGCCGGACAGCCGCTACACGACCCGCACCTATGTCGGAACCGTTCGCTCGCAGCTTCAGGCGCTGCCGGACATGGACCCCACCATCGCGGTGCTCGACCCGTCGAGCCTCACGCTGGCAGCAGACAAATTCCATTACGACAGCTTCTCGACGATGCAGCTTGGGCAGAAGGCTCATGCCGCGCTGACGACAGCTATAGGCACGACGGTCGAGCCTTTGTTCTGCCCCAGCCGCGAGTACCTGGTGAAGGGCCTGCGCCTGCGCGACCTGCCGACCGACGTCAACGCCCAAGACCTGATCAACGAGTCGATCCTTGCCGTGCGTGCGTCCTTCTACCGCCGCATCGGCTTGGAGGGGATCACGGCGGTTCAGGCGATCGCCTTCACCAAGCACCCGGCCACCGCGTCGGATTACCGGCGGTTGCTGGCGCAGACCACCGAGACCAAGTGGGTGCGGCTCGAGCTGATGCGGATCATGCCGATGCAGTTCGTCGACGGTTCGGCCGCCGACCAGAGCTGGCAGCACGAGGCCGCGTTCCGCTCCGCCACCGGCGCGCAGGTGGCCGCAGAGATCAAGCAGTTGCGTGCGGAGATCGACGCAGCTTTGGATATCATCGCAGGCAACGCCGAGGCCACCGAAAGTCTCGACATCAAGATTCAGACCTACGCACCCAACAAAACCCCTGCTCTACCCGGTGACACGATTCGGGTGCAGGGAGGAGCATTCTGATGGCTGGCAAGAGCAACTACCTGGAGAACAAGGTTCTCGATCATGTGCTGGGCGTGGCGAGCTTCACCCAGCCCGCCGCACGCTACGTGGCGTTGTTTGCCTCGGGCAGTGGCCCTGGCGAGGCGGGTGGCGGCACCGAGCTGCCGACGGCCGCGGGTTACGCGCGCCAGTCCGTCACCTTTGGCGTGGCCGTGAACGGCGTGTCGCAGAACCTTGGCGACACCGACTTCTTCGCGCCGGGCGGCGCGGGCGCGCCGATCGGCACGACCACGGTCGGGCACTTCGGCATTTACGACGCGCTCACCGGCGGCAATCTGCTTTACTTTGGCGACCTTGCGACGCCGAAGACCATTACCACCGGCGACATTCTTCGCATCCCTGCCAACGGCCTTTCGGTCTCGGAGGATTGATCCATGGCACTTTCTCCTTCTGCGGTTCCCAACTCCCCCGATCCTGCGGCCGAATACATGGCGTACACGCCGTCGGGCACCACCGACGCGGTCAACTTCGGCGTCGCCGACACGGGCAAGACGAAGCGTTGCCGGGCCATTCGCGTGGGCACGGCGGGCAACGTCGAGGTCGTGCGCGAGGACGGTGTGGCGGTGATTATCTCGAACGTGCAGGCCGGTGAGACGCTGCCGGTGGTGGCGATCCGGATCAACTCCGGCGCGAACACGACCGCAAGCAACTTCACGATCTACTTCTGAGGAGGACCGATGTTCCTGTCGCCGATTTCGCTGGCCGTGAATCGGCCTGGACGCCGTCAGTCCCTTGAGCAAGCCGTGGCTGCGTTGTTCGCCAACAACGAGCAGGGCGCGTGGTACGACCCCAGCGCGGCGAACGTCACGTGGCGGCGGAATCTGCTGACGCGGACGGAGGAGTTCGACAACGCGGCGTGGAGTTTGACTGGTTCTCCGACCGTAAGTGCAAACACGGTGGCAACTACAGATCCGCTGGGCGGAAACACGGCTGACAAGTTGGTTTCTGCTAATGCTTCCACCGCGATGAACATCGCGCAGTCGTTTACAACGGCAGCGGTTGAATACGTCTTTTCGGTGTATGCAAAGGCTGCTGGTGCAACAGTCATTCAGTTTCTGGTGTCGGGTGCAACCTCGGGATTTGTCAACTTTGACCTTGCCAACAAGGTTGTGGGTGATTCGTCGTTGTTTGTTGGCACTATAACTGAGCTTCCAAACGGATGGTTTCGTTGCATTGCTAGAACCGGAACCGTTACCGCAACTGCTTCGTCGTTT